CCCTGCTGCAAGTTAGTGGTCGTGCTATTACCTTCACCTGTTACAAGGATAGACCCAGCGGTGCTTGTGCCAGTGAGTTTGTTTACTAGTATCTCGCTCAAGCTAAGTCTCCGTGTGCTTTTGCATTATTCCTATCGTAATCTGCAATAGTATTTGCATTGTTAAAGACAGTGTACATTTGAATTTTTGAAGCGGTAGTATTTGGCAAGTCAATACAAGCCACACCACCAAAGCCGCTTTCAGCACTTGCAGAAAGGGTCACGCAATATTGGTTATTGGTGAAAGCGTTTGTTAAATTTAAACCATAGTGACCCGCACCAGAATCTGTAATGCTAGCCAAGTTTATGCTTTCAAGAGAAGCAGGAGTTCCACTTGTGTTAGCAAAAGATACCCACGCCTTCGCCGCACTCTGCTTTGTCAGCGTGACAGGGCTGGTGCCATCTGATCCAACGACTGTATCAACTTTTAAAGTTCCCATTTACGCCACCACCAAATTGCCGTTGACTGTCAGCGTTACGCCGGTCGCCACTGTTAAACTAAAAAACGCGCCAGCATTGTCACCAGATGCGATTGTTGTGTTCGTATCTAATTGCTGTTCGTGAACGCGGAAAATATCGCCCTTGCCGTTGGTCGTGTCGCCGGTTGCGCCGTTTTCGCCTTGGAAATATCCAGCACCCGCCGCAGTTGATGTTGATGGTGTTGCAACGTCTGTGGTTTGATTAACGTTAAATAGATCAATCCAAGCGTCATTGTCTGCATTGCGCTGCTTCAGCTTGTTTGTGCTGGTATCATACCAAAGCTGATAGGCATAGGTCGTGCTTGGCGCAGTTGCACCGCTGTTTTGCGAAACAATAGCCCCAAACGCATTGTTCAAGTCTGTGCGCGTTGCCGGAAAAGTCTGGTTTGCAATTACATAATCGTGCTGTGCCATTTAAAACCCCGTTGCAACGTAATCAAACAATCTATCAACGGCCACATTGCTGCTATTATAGAACGTGATCGTGAAGCCCGTTGCTGATTTATTTGTTATACCATAATAATCGCCAGATTGCATATCCCCAACCGAAATCGACACTGCACGCAATGCTTTGAAGGCATTTGTAAACGTGACTGCCTTTGCCCCTGCACCGCTTTGAATGTCATTATCGCTTTCTGTGCGGGTTGGCAATCTGATTTCAGCCGTTAGTTCTGATATGGCTGGCGTTTCTTGACTGTCAGTGCTTGTTAAATTAGCCCTAAACCGCAACGCCCTTGCAGTGTAAGTGCCGACCACGAATTGCCGGTAAGCTGTCCAAGATGGCGAACCAGCCGGATCATCTTGTGTTGTGCTAACGAATAAATCAACGTCAGTTGCGCCGCTGGCCGGTGTGCCGGTATGCTGCGAAAACTGCGTGAATTTTAGCGTTGCAGTCGCTTGCGCTGTAAATACTGCGCCAAGGTCAATATAATTTGCAAAATCATATGTGCCAGACGATGCCACAAAACCAGAACCACCACCAAACAAGCCGGTCGCGTCATCAAAATTGCCAGCCACGCTATCAAACAGGTTAGTCGTATCAAGTCGCAGCGTATCTTCAACAACCACGCAAGTTGTTTTGGTTCCAGTGAAGCCGGTGTGTTCTGATAAGCTGTTCGATAAATTCAACCCGCTAATATCATCAACCAGAACCACGCTGCTATCAGCGTTGAGACTTTGCCCGCCAAACTTGTTGACCGCTGTAACAAAATATGTGCCGGTTTTGGCCGGTGTGACCACTGTGTTTGTTGGTCTTGGCACTTTCTTCACAACGGTTTGCGCGTTGTTAAATGTTGCGCCAGTGGTCAAAGGCGAATGCCGGATGATATAATGCGACAAATCTGCGTCAGTTGATGCTGTCCAGCTTAAATCTGCATTTGATCCCACCACATTTACGCTGAAATTAGTCACATCAGACGCAGCCGCAGCTTGCCCGACAATTGTGTGCGTTGTGGTTGCAAAAGGCGATTTGATGCCAAGCGAATTGATTGACCTTGCGCGTATGTCATAAACGCCGCCAGCTTTTACGTTAGTCAGCGTGAACCTTTGCCCCGCTGCAATCCCAAGCGACTTATATATTGTTTCAGTTGACAGCTTTGCTTCGACCTCAAATTGCCTTGCATAAATTGATGTGCTTGCAACATCCACGATCAGCACCGAAATGGCTTGCTGATTGAATAATTCAAGCGTGTCGGATGGTGTGATGGTTGGCGCAGGAATAGTGAACGGGTCTGGCAAAGTCGTGTTGTCTTGTGCAAAAGCCGTTTCTTCGGCTGACCAGTCATAAACCGCGCTGTTTGTTTCAGTCAGTTCGCAATCGACTGTGACTTCATTAACGTCAAAATTCAGCTTCCAACTTACTATTTCAAAGACCTTTTGCGTAAAGCCAAGCCGCGCATTTGTAATCATTACAGTGTCGCCAACTTGAAACTGAAATGCGTTCATCTTGAATTTTGCACGCAAGCTGATTTCTTGCCGGTTCTTAAATAAAATTTGTTTTGCGATACGCTGTGCGCGTGCAGCGTTATCGGTAAATGGCAAGTCAAGGTTTAAATATCTGCGTTCGCCGTTGTCTTCGGTTTCAAACGTGCTGCTAGTGATGGCAGGATAGTCTGTGGCTTGATAGTCGCTGGCTGGGCTAACAAACTGCCCTTTGATGGCGTTGAAGCTGTCACGCGCCGAAATAGCGGTTGTAACGGTCAAACCAGATGCAAGGTCATCTTCATCAAGCGTCACTGTCGGCGTTACATACGCACCAGCACGCAGCGACCATTTGCCGTTACTGTAATAAAGCGAACCGTTCAATGCTGTCAGCATTTGTTCAAGATTGCTGCGCGGCGTGTTCTGCGTATCAACAACGCCGTTGAATGTGTACCGGTCTTGAGTGCCGCCACCAGATAGCGTCACGCTTTCTTCGCAGACATTTGCCGCAGCAATAAAGCTGGCATCATCTATTTCCGCTGCCGTTGCACCTAAACCATAAACTGTATCAGTCAAATAATCGCGGATGACCAAAGCTGGGTTTTCGCTCCAAGCCGTTGTTGATGTGCGCGGATCATATATTTTTCGACCTTTGACCTTTGCGCTAATATTTGGCAAACCTTGTTCAAAAGCATCAGGATCAAATTCAAGCCGCGCATATAAATAGCCTTGATCTGTCAACTTGTGATTGCTTGTCCAGTTTGAAAGCGCAAGCAATGGTGCTGGAATATTACTAGCATTGCCCACAGTCACCGGATAAATATCAGCTAGGCCATTATATTTTGACGGGCTGGTGACGTTGCTGCCACTAAGCGTTAAAGCCTCATCATTAAAAAACACTGTGGTAAATTGCTCTAGTTCGTGCGCCGCCAGAACAATAACCAAATGCAAATATTGATCGTTATCAGTCGCCTCAATGAACGCAAAAGTACCGCCAACGCGGGTTTCGCCATAGATCAGCTTGCGGGTCGCATTAGATGATCGCGCTGTTATCGTCTTTGATTGGTCAACGCCGCCATTGCCGCCGCCACCGATGTTTGGCTGCTTTGGCTTTGGCGCAAGTGCTTGTGATGCGGCAGTCAATGCAAGATTAACCGCAAACGTGCCAGCAAGATATGTCATCGTGATGGCTGTGCCAGCAATGTAAGCTGTACCGGCAGTCGCGGCTGTTGCGACTAATGCTGGAATAACCGCTTGTGGCATTTTACACCTTCCACGCTTTCTTTGCCGCGCTTAACGGCAGAAAAATCAAACCATCTTTGCTCATTGCGGCAACCTTATCACCGACCACCAATGATAGCGCATCACCGGTTGGCGTGTCTATCAGTGCAAGATCACCACGCTGCGCTTTAGATGTTTTTATCTCGTCAAATCTGTCAGCAATACTGTTTGCAAGCTGACCATTTCCTATCTTCAACAAAACTTTCAATGACCCTGCGGCTGAACGATATTTGCCAACAACATCTTCAAAACGTGATGATCCGCAAATCGCTCTTTCTGCGTGCAAACAAAACATCGCGCAGTCACTTTTGCCCCATTCAAACTTTTTATGCCGCCATTCTTCGATATGATCGTTCAAGCGTGTCGGCCAATCTACTAGCCGCCCCATTTGATAGATGCCTCTTGCAACGAATTGACAAACTCAAAGCCCTTATCGGTGGCATCAAGCCCTTTCTGATCTTCGCTAGTCCAACGGCGCAAGCGTGGTCGTTCCAAATCAATCAATCGGCTTTCGGCAGTCATTGTGATGGTGCAACTATCGCCATCTTCGGTGATGCTCATCACATCCATCCGACCAGAAAACACTTTATAGCTGCTAACTGTGCCGCTGGTGATTGCGCCGATATAGATATTTGCAATCCGATATTGATAATTTTCCGATAAGGCTGTTGATAAGATGCTTGCGGAAATGCCATCAAGCGTCATTGAAATGCCTTTGGCACCAATTTCCGCAGTTTCTTCGATAGCAGAAACCTTGATTATTGACCCGCCGCCGGTATAGGTGTCGCCGTCAATTGTCAGATTGCCGTAACCGTTCCAGACCCGCAGCGTGCCACTGTCAAACTCAAGTTCAGCCGCCAGAAAGCCGGTAAAGCTATCGGTCGCAAATTCGGATGGAACACCGCTGCGGCTCATAATGCTTCAACCGCTGAAAAGCTGATTGAATAAAACCCAGCATTATTGATCGACCACGTTGCGTCATTGCTTTCCAAACGGAACAGCCCTTTTGCATTACTAACCACAACAGTCGCGCCATCTGCCGGTGATGACCGCAAATCCGGCCATAGGTTTAACGTGGCTTCACCGCTGGCGTTTGTGCTTACATTTTCCAGCACTTTGTAAAGGCGTGCAGATGATGCACTGCCAAGCTGGATATAATCACCCGCCAAAAGATAGCCAGTTACCGATGCTGGTAAACCGTCAATGTTTAGATTATTGCCGGTCTGACTTGCACC